ATGATAGTTTGTTGTGAAGTCTGCTGCATTGCTGCTCGGATCTTCATATCTACATCAGCCCCAGCGCCAGTTGCGTCTATGTTATTAATGACAGTGATTCCACCAGCTTGACCTTTGGTGTGATCAATGACAGTTTCATTCGGGTGGAGCATCGCAGGAAAACCACCTTTCCCGTCCATGCCGCCAGATCTTGATCCTCTGCCAGTAAAACCACCACCATCAAACGATTGTGCTCGAATCTGTGCGACTTGACCCAATCCAGAAGCAACCGTAGCGGCAGCCATTACAAAATTTAAAGGTGGCGGATAGCTTGACATTGCAAGCGTTGCACCCTGATAAGTCTGCATGATTGCTTGCGCTATCTGAAAGGCTTTGTTTAATTTGAACAGCTTTTTGTTATTGGACGCAATTCCTGAAAACTGATTGCCTAGCTCACCAATAACATGGGCTGTCTGAGCCGTGGCAGATTTCATTTCAAATTCTTTTCGCTTCTTTGCTCCTGCTGCTGCTTGTTCTTGAAAGAATGTCAGCTTTTCTAGCAAAGCGCCGCCATTCTCATTTGCATCATCAAGCATTACTTTGGCAGGTGAATTATTGGCAATTTCTTCAGCCATCCTTCTGCTTGATTCAACGATTTCGTCAAAGGTTGCCTGAATGCCGACAGATGGCAATGGTTGCGACATCATCGTGCTGACGTTATCAATAGCCGCCCCGATCGATTCTGAAAGACCAGCAGACATTGCTGACATCGTTCCAGTATCAACCAAGTCCATACCGAAGACCGAAGCCATTTTGTTGTACTTGTCCATGATAAAAGTAAAAACAGGATCAATCCTGTCCACAACTACTTTTGCCATTTCTAGCATTTTGACTTTGAGTTGAGAAAAACCTAATTGCAGAAAAAAGATTGCATCTGCAAACTTGCCATATCCTGACAGCAAAGCACTTACAACTCGTTCACCTATGCTCCCGAAGTCTTCGTTGTCTAAAGCTGCTTGTCTAAAATTGTCAGCGACCGCCATAATTAACGGGCTAAACGATGTTGCTAGTTGATTGCCTAGACCCGTGAATACGGCTTTGGCTCTTGTTACAGCATTGTTTGCAAGTTCAATTTTTGCAGCATCAACGCGACTAATACTTACCCCAAGGTAATCAGCTTCCGCTGCCATCTCCTGAAGGCCAGAAGACCCACCAGCTAAAGTATTAACTAATGCAACGCCTTCTGAATCAAACAATTTCATGGCCAAGCGCACTTTGTCTGATTGGCTTTTGACGCCATTCATTGCTTCAGCAATAACTTCCATCTGCTTGTCTAAAGGCAATTTTTCCAAAGATGCGGCTGGTATACCGAGTTCAATCAAAGCGTCTTTCGCTTCTCCTGTCCCGTTAGCTGCTTCTGATACGCGACGAGTAAGCCTCTGCATCGCCATATCTAACGTCACAGAGCTTACCCCAGTCAATTCTGCCGCATGACGCAAGCCACTCAATGCTTCGGTAGTTGCACCAATCTTGTCAGCCGTTTTAGCCAAAGAATCAATTGAAACTATTGACGCTTTGGTCAAGGCAACACTAGACGCAACACCAGCAGCCGCAAAAGCAGTTCCGATTTTCGCAACTTTAGTTACTGATGCACCGATTGATTTATTTAACGATGAAAGCCGTTTGCTGACTGACTTAAACGCTGCGGCGGTCTTATCATTCGCCGTTATTGGAATATTAACTGGACTTATTGCCACGTTCTTTCACCTCAAAATATGCAATCCAGCCCTGATACTCGACCACGCCCATCTGTAATATCTCATCTACTGTTTTGTGTAGATGTTCCGCTAACTGATAGCAGAAAAGTAGAGCATGATCGTCTGTTAGTTTTTTTCGAGATCCTCGGGCTGTGGTTGAAGTTCTGCTATTTGACCAGCCACCCTGATTAAAACGTCTGGGTCAACCGATCTTACTATCTCAGACATTTCTAACTTTGAAAAACAAGGATCGCCGTTGTCGTCAATCAGGTAGTAGACAAGACTTAATGCTAGTCCTTCGTCCATCTTATCCGATGTTAGTTTGGACTGAATTTCCATCTTCTTTTTAACAGAAATTTGGGGTCGAACATAATAAGTTCCGCCCCATTCTGGAATATCCAGCGGCTTAGGATCATTAGCCAAAACACTTTGATAGTGTTCTTTTGCCTTGTTTAAGATACCCATTAAACCGTGGTCTCAATTAAGGCGCTAGTGCCTTGGAATGTAATAGAGGCTTCAACCATACCATCAAATGATGATGAGCGGCTGATTCCAGTTACAATACAATCCCCTGAGTAATAAGTATCACCAGCAATATCACCTTCGGGGAAAAAGGTAACAGTAACTTCGCCATTAATCGCTATAGATGACTGTCCTGCATCAGCTTCATTCCAATAAACATCTGCTGAACCAGTGAATGAATTTAATGTCGGCTTAAATGTGCGAAAACTGCTAGTCATAACAGTGTTCTCAACTGTATCGCCAGTTTGTTCTACGGAGAAACTTCTAACTTCCGCTATTACCACGCCGCCAACTTTTACAACGCCATCTTTACCTGTATGTGCCATTTCTATTCCTTAATTAAGGTGCTACTGCTGGCAGAGCTGAAAGCGCCCCATTACCTTGCAGTGTTATTGAAGCCTCAACCATTCCATCAAAACTTGCGCTTCTTGAAACTCCCGTGATTATCGCATTACCTTCATAATAAATGTCAGCAGGATCAGGGCCTAGCGGCGTATCGCCTTCTGGGAAGAACTTAATTAAAATGCTAGAACCAACAGCCAAAAGCGTTTGCCCAGCATTGGCTTCGTCCCAATAAACATCAGCACTTCCTGTGAATGAAGTCAATGTTGGAAGGAATACCCTGGCACCACCAGAACTCATAGAGGAATATTCTACTGTATCGCCTGTTTCTTCTATAGAAAAACTTCTAAGTTCCCCAACGACAGTTCCATCATTTTTTGCAACAGTGCCGCCAACTTTGATTATTCCATCACGGCCAATATGTGTAGCCATTTAAGACTCCTTTTCTTCGATTAAATCTTCAGCCTTGGCTTCTGCCTTAGCTTTAGATTTTGCTTTCGGTTTATCTGTAGACCAGCCCCTTGCTAGCATTGATTCCACTTTTGACGGATGAAAATCAGACTCAATTGAACCGTCAGCACTATATAATTTCATACATCACCTATAATGGGGTTTGTGGATCGTTTACTGCCGTTCTGTATTGAACAGCATAATTCAATCTGACAACACCAACAGGCGATTCACCTTCGCCATTATAACTGATTTCTGTCGATGTTAATTGTATAAATTTCGCCAGATTATTTAAAGTCCTATCGGCACCTAATGCCGTCTCAACTTCGGCGCAAATGGTATCCACGGTATCGTCAAAGTCAGTGTTAGCTTTGACAAAACCTTCGATTAAAACAGACACTTCTCGCTGGGATACTAGACTTGATCCCATGATGTCGGTGCCAGAATCTTCTGTTGTTGTGTAAACCAACAAAGCAGGAAGGTTTGAGTCCTGCAAAGGATAAACCCTGGACTGAAATACGTTAGACCCAGTTGTAGCCAACCCTGTGCAAGTAGTCGCCACCTGTTCGCGGATCTGCTGTCTAACGTGTGTCATTGTTGTTCCATCGCAACTTCAGTCATACCCGTTCCGTCTGGCCTGACGTTCACTGCTTTATACGTTATTCCACTGATTAGGAATGTATCATTGTGCGCTAATGAAGGCGCATCTGCTGTTCTTAATACCGCAATGGGCTGTGACATTTCCATGCCGACAGTACCAGCTTCGACAGCGTAGTATTCGTTTAAGAATATAACCTGAACCGCACTAGGAGACCCGCCAAAAGGTGTATAAGTAGCACTTACACCAAAGTCATTCAGCATCACTAACCTATCTGCGGCAGTTTCAACTGGCATTCTTTTTCCTTCGCTTTGGCTTCTCTGGCGAATCCTCTAAACCAACAGAACGATTCTCGATCACTGGCTCAGAATAAGGCGCTATCCTACCCAATGACAAAAGTGTCTTTTCATCATCACCAGAAACCTCTACAACGGAACCCGCTGTCATAGGCTGTCTGTTAATAACGCAATTTTTCAGAACTTCATATTTCATAGATCACCTAAAGAATTGGGGGGCCAATTCGACCCCCCTATCTTATAGCTATTAGCTACCGCCGTCGTTACCGAGACAGAAGCTGACTGCGTGACGTACTGCAACGTCGCAAGTTTGCATTGCGATGATTCGTACATTCCCGCTAGTTGCGCCAGCGTATGGGTCAACCAAGATGTCCAAACCGCTCCAGAAACCAATGAGCAAGTCATTGAAGTTACCGAAGTAAGCATCACCAGATGCTGCTTGGTTAGACAAGATGGCTCGGTAGCCATTGACAGTACCACCAGGCTCAACTACGAACTGTGCAGTTCCAGTTGCTTTCTCGGTGGTCTTCAATGCGCCAACCATTGCTGCGTTCATGATGTAAGCTAAGTTGCCAGACAAAGCATTGTCTTCTGCAACCTTGGTTTCCATCTCAACAACTTGAGCATAAGTAGGAACAAGGATCGGAGCCGTACCGAAGTCAACAACGTTGATTCCAGCAGTGTTCTTGATCCCAGTCGGAGCGCCGCCAGTACCTGGGCCTTGCAATGCACCTAAGTCGATAGCCAAAGCAATTGCTTGTGCCAAATCGTCACGAACCAAAGATTCAACAGACAATGAAGACTGCTGAAGTAATTGGCGAGTGATGTCGGTGAATGCACCAAGGTGCCGCGGGGTCATGCTGACAGAGCTGACCGTCATTTCTGATTCAGAAACGGGGTTGCCTTCAGTTACCCAGCTAGAAGCAGAAGCAGTTGCTTTCTTGGGGATCTTAACATCGCCAGAAAGACCACTCAGCATCCGAGCGCCAGCTTGCATTACGCTAGATGAATTGCGGAGAACGTCGATGAACTCGTCGCCTCTGTAATCATCTGAAAACAATGCTGCTTCGTCAGTCGTGTTCATGTCACGCTTCCAGTTCCGCAGAACGTCAGAAGGTAGCATGATGCCTTGAGCTGATCGGCCATACTGTTCAGCAGCAGCGCGAGAACATTCGAACTCGAACTTAGCAGCTTCTTGAGCGCGTCGATCATGTGGGTTTGCCAGAGCATTGATAGCCTTCAACAAAGAAAAGCGCTTGCTTTCCTTCTCGGTCAAGCCAATTTCATTGCTTTCCAGCGCCTTTTGAGAACCGATTACGTCTAAGAGTTCACCTCGGAATTCTTCGATTGATCGACCTTCTGAAATTGCACGCTGTGCAAGATCAGACTTACCGTGTCGAGCGCCAAGCTCAACGATTGATGCTGCATTCTTTTGTTCGGCTTTGCGAGCTTCACTCTGAACCGCAGCAACGTCTACTACATTTTCTTCAGACATTGTTATTACCTCAATATGATGGTTTTCGGTTTGGTTTGAAGGCTTGCTAGACCGACCCACGCCAACTGTCACATCAGCGGGAATACTTACTAAACTTGCCTCTAATGGACGCCAAGACTTGGCCACATAAGTGTCCTTGCCTCGCTTTTCCATTCTTGCGATGGAGTAACCAACGGAAATGTTGGCCTTTATACCATCAACAACATCGTCGAATGCCTCTTTAGCCAGTCCGTTTCGTCCAAAACGTACCTTCGCGCGGAGTCGCCGCGTATCGCCATCGAGTTCGACAGATTCTACAACACCAATTTGCTTGTTAGGATCATGATCCAAAAGCAACGGTGCTCTGCCTGATGCGATAAAGCTCATATCTATCGCTTCAGCAGAATGTTCTAATACTTCATTACCAAATGATCTTTCAACAGGTTCTTCTGATGAAATAGC